TGCCGCACAGGCGCAGGGCAGCCAGGCACCGGCGGCGCCGCCGGCGTCGCTGTCTCAGGTGGCGCCGCCGGTCAACACGGTCAGTCCGAGGAATCCGTAAGGAGGAGATGAGATGAACGGTTTTGGCAACTCGAAGGTTTTGGGCACTAAGTCCTTGGAAATGACCAAAGGCGGTCCGTCGGGTGGAAACAATTCGCGGTCGTATCCTAAGGGCGGTGCCAAGCCCGGCAACACGCAGACGGCTCCGTTCAACCCGCAGAAGGTGCCGGCTACCACTAAGTACGTCGGTGGTGTTGGTGCTGGGGGTAGTTCCAGGGTAGTCGACACTGACATGGACGAAATGTGATGGCGCGGGCTAAGCGCTCCGGCGGCTACTCACCGTCGCTTGGCTTTCTGGGGCCGCTCGGCGCGATGGGTATGGCCGAGCCCGACCCGGTTATCCGCAACCACGGCAAGTCGATCGCGCGTCAGCATATGGACAGTCCGATCGGCCGGCGCGGCGCCACCATGTCGAGCATTACGCCGGGTGAGCCGATGGCGCGAACGATGGGGCATTACGGCAAGAAGGGGCTGCCGGGCTTTGGGGAGTACTGATGACCCGTGAGATCCGAACCGGACGGGGTCGCTACCCGTGTCAGGCTTCGCTAATTATTCGCGTGAGGCAAGCCCCGGCGAGGATGGGGAGTACTGATGCTTAACCTAGCTTCTCCTGCTTACGACGCGATCCAGAAGCTGAAGAACAACCCCGACTGGCGGTGTGTCGTCGACGCGCTGGCGGACCAGCAGTCGACTTTGATGCACGCTGCTCTCGACTGCCCCATCGAGAGCCGGGTGGACATAGCGGGTTACGCGCGCGGGGTGCGCGATGTGGTGAGCATGTTTCTCCTCTACGAGAAGCCGACCCGCGGCGGCCCCGCGCCGAAGGCGACGGTTAAGGTGAAGGAAAATGTCTGACTCGAGCGGCGAAACTAGCACAGAGGTATTCTTACCCGAGGCGGTGCGGCGCGCGTCGGCTCGGGCCGATGAGCTTATGGCGCAGCAATACGTCAGCGATGTGCCGGTAGAAGAGTCGGCGGAGCCGGAGGCGTCACCGTCGGAGCCGGAACAGCCGCTTGCCGAGCTGCCAGCGGCCGCCGACTCGTGGGAGCAGCGCTACCGTACACTGCAGGGCAAGTACGACTCGGAGGTGCCGGGGCTGCGCTCGCAGATCGCCGGGCTCGAGCGGCTGCTGGCGACGATGCAGCAACAGCCGCCGGTGCCGGAGGTCGCAGCGCCGACGACGCAGGCACCGCTCGAGTTCAGTGCCGAGGACCGCGACCTGTACGGTGATGACTTATTGCATGCGATGGCTCGCACGGCCGAGGCGCGGTATCAGCCGATAATCGCTCAGCTCGAGGCCAAACTTAACCGGCTTGAAGGAGGTCAGCAGAGCCTCGCCGGCGCGCGGGTGCAGGATCAGGTGTTTCACGCGCTTGATCAAGACCCGGAGCTGGCAGGGCGTTGGGACCGCATCAATACCAGCTCGGACTTTAAGATCTGGCTACAGGGGATAGATCCGTTTTCTGGGGTGACTCGCAACGAGATGCTCCAGCACGCCTACCATTCCGGGGATGCCATACGGACTGGCAGGTTCTTCAAGGCCTATATGGCAGAACACAACGAGCATACCGTAACACCACCGATAGCGACGCCTACCCAGACAGTGCCTGCACCCGTGCGGAACGGACACGCAGCACCAGCGGGCAGCCCTCGACTGGAGGATTTCGCAGCCCCAGGACGTGCCGCAGGCAGCGGTGCTCAGGGCGGCAACGGCGCTCCGACGACTCGTACTTGGTCGAGACCCGAAATCGCTGCGTTCTACCGAGACCGTACGCGAGGTGTCTTCCGGGGCCGTGAGGAGGAATCCAGGCGTCTGGAGGAGTCAATCTTCGCTGCTAATCGGGAAGGACGCGTCCAGTAACGTGGAGGCGTTTAACCCATGGCTGTTACACAAGGTACTCCGTATCTCGGTGCTGCTGCTAATCCTGCTTATAGCGGGGCGCCGGCAGGTGGTAATTTCATCCCTGAAATCTGGTCGGGGAAGCTGATCGAGAAGTTCTATTCTGCTACTGTTCTGGCTGCGATCAGCAACACGGACTACGAAGGTGAGATCAAGAACTTCGGTGATAAGGTAAAAATCCGAACAAAGCCGACAATTACTATCAGGGATTATCAGATCGACCAGATCTTGACGGTTGACCGTCCGTCATCTCCTACTGTCGAGCTGACTATCGACTACGCTAAGTACTTTAACCTGGTGCTTGACGACATCATGGAGCGGCAAAGCGACATGAATTTGTTGTCAATGTGGGCTGACGATGCGGCTGAGCAGCTAAAGATCGTAATCGATACTGCGGTTCTAGTTGGGCTTGATACCGGTATTAGTGCCAACAACAAGGGCGCGACTGCAGGTGTCAAGAGTGCTAACATCAATCTTGGCGCTACCGGCACACCGGTTATTCCGACGGCCGCGACGATTATCGACCACATCATCAACCTCGGCCAGGTGCTCGACGAGCAAAACATTCCTGAAACTGGCAGATGGTTAGTTATCCCGCCGTGGGTGGGGTCGATGATCAAGAAGTCGGATCTGCGGAACGCGTCGATTAGTGGTGACGGTATCTCGCTGGCGAGAAACGGTCGCCTCGGCATGATCGATCGCTTTACGCTGTATTCCAGCAACTTGCTGCCTGCGGTGACCGACGGTGCGAAGACGGTGACCCGGATCTATGCCGGTCACAACAACGGACTGACGTTTGCCTCGCAGATCTCCGAAATGGAGACGCTCCGCTCCGAGTCGACGTTCGGTACTTTGTTGAGGGGCCTGCAGGTTTACGGCTACAAGGTGCTCGACGGGACTTGCCTGGCCGAGCTTTACGCGTCGCCGACCTAAACTAGGACTCTCGTAGGAAGGCTGCTGCGGCAGCCTTCCCCTTCCAGGTGGTGTGCATGGCGAGAACCATCGGGTATTTGGTGGCTGAGGCCCGTCAGATGCTAAATGACGAGGTGCCGATCTCTGGGCTGCCGCGGTACGCCGACGCTGAGCTTGTGGCGGTGGTTAACGACGGCGTGCAGCAGGTGCGTGCGAAACGGCCGGACGCGTTCCTCCGCTTCGGGCTGCGCGTGACACTGCCAATTTACAGCCTGCCGGCCGATAGCAGCACGGAGCTGCCGTTCGACGACATGTTTTATGCGGCCATGCTGTACTACGTGGTTGGTCGGTCGGAGCTCACCGAAGACACGTTTACTGACGACGGTCGGGCTGTGGCGCTTACCGGCAAGTTTGTGCAGCAGCTGCTTCGGGTGGCGTCATGAGCGACCCGTGTCTGCGCGGCGAGTTTTTCCAGACGGCGACCGATGTCACGCGTCTGTTTGACAACCTGCAGCTGATGGTGCCGGGGGTTACGACCGACGTCGCTGCGGTGGTGATCTGGAACGCGATCGAAGATTTCTACATGCGCTCGGCCTATCGGCGCGAGCATGTGTACTGGCGCCTCGACCCATGCGAGACGACGCTCGAGTTCGACCCCTATTCGGATGGTTGGCGGGTCTCTCGGTTTTTGGAGTTCCGCGGGTTGTCTCGCCCCAAGTTTGTCCCGCCGGGCACAGTGGTTGATCTTACCTGCCCGACCCCGGATAGCCAGCGCGACGGCGAAGCGTTGTTAGCGCTGAAACCCGAGAGCTTTGAGACAGAGCTCCCTTACGACGTCATGACGACGTACTGGGAGACGTTGCTCCACGGCTCGTTCTGCGGCGGCGGCGGCGCGGCCGGGACGCTGTCGACGTCGGGCGCCTGCACCGGCGTGGCCACCGACGCCGGCGGCGTGATCACGACGACCGTGCCCGGTGCGGTGACGATCGGCGAGGCCGAGGTCTCGACATCATCGGCGAACGCGACGGCGGAGAGCGAAGCCAGGAGCGGGATCGACAGGCAGGCGACGGCGGCGCGCTTGAGCATGCGCGGCCATAGAGCACCCGGAATGCCAGGTTCGACCATTGCCGGTAAGCGCCCGGTCCGCATGGCTTTGCCGGTGAGTGCCCGGTGTCAGGACATGACGGCTGACTTCAAGCTCTCCGAGGGATTCCTGACATCGCTGTCGCGATCGCCGCCGTCACCCGGATCAGCGCAGCACGGTGAGCGTGCGCATCGTGCCTCGCGTGACGCCGAAC